AGGAAATAAACGTGAGTGAAAATTTAGCTGAATTAAAGAAGCAAATGCTGGAAGGCTTGAATACGGTGGAAGAACAAGATGAACCGGACGAGCTAGAAACGTTTGTTGAACGGCCAGAAGAAGATGAGCCTGCTGCTGTGCAAGTGGAGGATGCTGACGATTCTGAAGAGACTGCAACTGTTGATGCTGAGCAAGCAGACAGTGGAGCGGATCAGGCGTTGAAGCGGGATAACCCCAAGGGTTTTATTCCTATTCGTGAGTATCGGAAAACGGCGCGGCAGTTGTCAGGAGCGGAAAAGACCCGCTTGAAGCTTGAGCAAGAAAATCAAGCTTTGAAAGAAAAACTGGCGTATGCAGAAAAGCGGGGGCTGGTTGTACCAGAACCGCCAACGGAAATTAATTATGCGGCGATTGGTGAAGGTGATCCCGATGCGATGCGGGAAGCGATTGAGCTTCAGCAAAAGCGGTTGGATGCGCTCAATCAACCAAGTGTCGCTAATTATGTGATTGACCCCGAAGCCTACTCTGAACAAGAGCATGCATTTTTTAATGTGGTCGATCAAGCACCTGCGGATCATCCTATCCACCAGATTGCTGAATGGATTGATGGGGCGAAACAACGTGGGAAGACCCCTGCTAACGATACTTACGCAAAGCTTGCACAGGCTGCTATTACGATAGAGCAGCAATTACTCGCTGATCCCCATTTTGCAGGACTCGATGATGTTTCACGCACGGCTGAAGTGGTCAAGCGTGCTAAAGCTAGTCTGCAATCACAAACAACCAATCAATCTCGTCAAACCAAAGCTATTGAACCGCAACCAGCAGCTACTCAGGTAGCTCCCAATAAACCCAACACGCCACGGAGTCTATCGGCTCAAGCTGGGGTAGTAGGTGCGGGGTTAGCAGCAAAAAATAGCCAATTGAATAACTTTCTTGGCTTAAAACCAGAAGAAATGGTGTCGCAAATGCGCGGCATGAACGGTAAAAGCCGTGATCAGTTATGGGATGAAGTGGGTTTAGATTAAGGATGAATAGCCGCTTGGCCGTTTGGAAACTCTTAATGAGTAACAACAATGGCCAATTCAAGTGTGCGTTCTCTATCGGCTGTGAAGTCTACCGATGTTCCGGTAGTCCGGTCGATGCTGACAATGGTGGAGCTTGCTTCTTATCCAAGCCTGCCGAATATGTTACGGGCTGATATTTCCAGCATTATTCCGAAAGATGTGTCTAAAGCAGGTTCACGGATGGAGTCGGGGCAGTATGCGCCGATTGTGACTATCAATGATCTGTCTAAGCAGGATGCTGCGGGGGATACGGTACGGTTAGATATTCAGCATTCGCTGAATAATTTACCGACGATGTGTTGTGATCCGCTCGAAGGACGGGAAGAGGAAAGAACTTATTCCAGCTTTGAGATGAAGATTGGCTTAACTCGCCACGGGGTTAAAGATCGTTGTGTGACGACGAATACCCTGCGTTTAGGTAAAAATTCGTTCAATTTAGCCCGTCCGCTGTTAACGGCGTATATGGATCGGCTGAAAACTGAGAGGGTTATTTATCAATTGGCGGGTGCGCGGGGGCATCACTATAACCCAGAAAACCAGATTCTACCGCTGGATGGCATTGATTTCAGAAAGGCAATGATCAATTGCTTGGAAGCACCGACCTATTGCCGTCATTTCTATGGTGGGGATGCAACGGACTTTGATGGTCAGTGTGGTGATGCTTTAGACAAGGATGATATTTTCAGTCTTGATACGCTGACCCGCTTTGTTGCTGGGATGGAAGAATCAGCGCATCCGCTGTTGCCGATTAAGTTGGGTGAGAGTGGTATGGATATTAAGTATCTCATGCTGGTGACTCCTTCCCAATGGCGGGATTTCCGTACCTCTTCGGATGGAAAATGGTATGCCGAATTGCAAGCGGCGGCTAAGCAAGCTAAAGCGGATTGCGGTGGTCATCCAGCCTTTTCGGGGGATTGTCTGTACTGGGATGGTATTTTAGTTAAGAAATATACGCATCCAGTACGCTTTAAGCCGGGGCATTCTGTGATTGTCAGTAATGATGATGATTGTGCATCCACTCACGTAGCGACCTTATCGGCAAATGCTAAGTTTGCAGTAGATCGGGCATTGATTTTGGGGGGTGCTGCACTGGCGGAGGCTTGGGGTAGTGTGAACGATGCTGAAGGTAAGCATTTGGGGAAACTCAATTATGTTTATTGGAGCGGGACTTACGACGGCGGCGAAGGTCGGCGCGTGCATATCAAGGCACTCGATGGTGAAAAGAAGATCCGGTTCGCATCCAAAACAGGGCGGGTCTACGATCATGGGGTGGCGGTGCTGGACACTGCGGTCAAAAACGACGGCATGAAGAGCTGCTAAGGAGTATCAAAATGGCTTGTGCAAAAGAAAGTTTATATAAGCGTTGGGATGCTCTGTACCGTAAGGGGTGGAACAATGACACGATGGGGGTCAATGTCCACCGCATGAGTATGCAGTTTGACGGTGGTGTTGAGCATAAGGCGGGTAGTCGCTGGGCGCTTGCTCCGGTGATTCCGGGGTTTACGATCCTGAAAATTCAGGTGGCTACAGCAGGCTTACAGGCTGCTGGTGGAGCACCCGTTACGATTGATTTGGGCTGTGTAAGCTTTGAACGAGATTGTAATTGTGATCCACTTTGCCTCGACTTTGAAAAAATCTTAAATGATTATGATGTGTCGAGTGCGAAATGTGGCGATGTACCGTGTGGCCCGTGGGATTGTGGTGATAGTTGTATGCCGGAGTGTTGCCCGTCGCAAATGCCGCCGACCTGCTGCCCCCCTGATAACACTAAGAAAGCCTGCGGCTTGTCGGATTTGGTGATGACCTTAAATGGTACACCAGCCGCTTGCAGCAAACTGGACATTATCATTTGGTATGTGATGTCTTAATTAGTGTGATCAGTTAAACAAGAAGAAGCCGTCCTTCGGGGCGGCTTTTTTATTGGGGGGCAGTATGGCCGATAAAATAGATGCGCAGTATCTAATCGGTCGACTTGCACGCTTGTTGACCGATGAGCATTTGGATTTTTGGACGCGCGAGTTTCAGGCTGAAACGATTAATGAAGCGGTGCGTGCCATCATCAGGGTTCGACCTGATGCGAGTTATAAAACCGTTGATTTTCCTACTAGCAAAACTGCTTTACAGAAATTGCCGGAGGATGCTTACCGCCTGATGGATATAGCGGGGGTGATCAATGCCGATGGCGAAGTGTGTCGGGCTATTTTGCCGAAGCCTGTGGCGGAATTAAACAAGATTGATCCGTGCTGGCGGACTGAGGCCGCGACACCTAACACGGAGTATTTTGCGTATGAAGAGCATAAGCCGCGTGATTTTTGGATTTATCCAAAAGCACCGGATGGTCACAAGATTAGCCTGACTTACTCATGGATTCCGCCAGCGATTGATAAGAACTCAGTCGAGTTAATTTTCCGCTCTGAGTTTGAGCAGGATATTTTGAATTACTGCCTGTATCGCGCTTATCAGCGGGAAGGTACTCAAACCCAAAAAGAGCAGTTCTATCGGACGGTGTTCTATGAAGGATTAGGGATTAAGACCACGGCTGATGCCTCTTATCATCCGCACCATCGGCATGAGAAAGACATGCTGAGTGAGCATCAGGTTCGGAGAGTTTAAGCATGGCTGAAAATTGTTGTGCTGAAACGGGTAGCGTCTTTGATGACGCTGCTCAACAAATCAAGCAGTTGTTGCCGGGCATCCCGGATAAGGTGATCCGGCGCGAACTGTCGGATGCGACCGTGCGCTTGTGCTTGGAAGCTGAAATCTGGCGCTATGACTTTGAACGCCTTGAAATCGCGGCGGGTGATGATTTTGTAGATTTACCCACGGATGAAGGTGTTCGAGTTGCACGGGTGATTGAAGTTTTTACGGATGGAGGGAAGGGAGATTGTAGCGGCTGCGGGGAAAGCTCCGGCGGCTGTGATATTCGTATTCCTGAGCGTAAAGATATTTGGCGATGTAAAGGCAAGCAGTATTGGTACGAAAACATGCCGGGGCGGGTGCTGTTGAATGAGCCGTCGAAAGGGGAGACGTTACGTGCTGCTGTGGCTTTAGCGCCTGAGCGCGGGGGGGATGAATTCCCTGAAAACCTGATGTTGAAGTATCAAGATACCATTATGAACGGGGCGTTAATGATGGCGCACATGATGCCGGGGCAAGAGTGGACGGATTCAGAGCGGGGAATGTATTACCGGGCTTTGTATGAGCGCAGCATTGAGCAGGCACGGCTAGAGCGCGTTATGGATGTAAAGCCGTATCGCCCCACTTATAACGCAAAAGATGGCTGGAAGGCTGCGGGAGGGTGTGGATGTTGAGTGAGTTTGATTTGGGGTTTTTGCAGCAACGCAGCAATCCTTATTTACGGTCACGGCCTTTTGTCAAGCGACAGTGTAATGCAACTGGCTTTGATGTGTTGGGTTATGACCACTCATTAGCCCTCGAAGGTAGGGTTCAGCAAGTGACGCTGCTGGGTAAGCGGGAGATGGGTAAAACGCCTGTTTTGCAATGGGTGGATGGACTGCTTGCAGTGTCATTCGGCAAGGCTGGGGCGGTGCAGTGTATTCGCTCTATCAAACCTATTGCTGGTGCGATGAGTGCTACTAAAAAGCGGCAGCGCTGGTTATTAGAGGGTGTGCAGGCTGACAGTTTAGTCAAGCTGGAACTGTGTTTAGAGGATAACTCTAAACGCGAGATTAAATTTAGAGTGAAGGGCTGTGAGCCATGTTCCAATTAAATGCTAAAACACGTACTAACTCGATTCTGACTGAAGCAGGGACTAGTGTGCGCCTTGATCACCCTCAGTATTTAGCGGAGTGTGAGGGTGATCGTGTTCCTTATGTGATGCCTGCTCGTGAGGGAGGGTATCTGATTTTTGTTGAGTATGGTGATCCTTGCGCTACTACAAGCGCGAAGTCTGAAACTAAAAGCGGTTGTTGTAGTGATCCTTGCAGTGAGAGTAAAGAGACCGCTAGCGCTAGTTCCTGCCCTCCGATTCAGCGCCTGTTGGCGATGGAGGTGGTGCGATATAGCGGGTATCAAGAGGATGGAGTAACGCTCAATATCACGGCAAGGGCTTTAGAGGGGACGAGTAAGCGGGAGTGGCCTGCTGGGAGTTTAGTGATCCAGTCAATGACCGGTGCTGAACTCAAAGATGTGCTGAACTGGTTGCAACGCATCCAGACCTTTTTAGATGAGTTGGGTTGTATTCTGGCTGTGCCTACCAAACCCACAGCGGGTTGCGGTGGTTGGAATAAAGGCGAGTGGCGCTGCTACAAGAATAAATATTATCGCAGCAAGGAAAATGGGAATTGTACTAACCCGCCTAATGATACGTGGGAGTGTGAGGCTGATGTGTTCAGTCTACTCAATTTGCATTGTGACTGGCTGAAAACGTGTGACGATAAACGTTTGCCCTTTGGAAGTAAGGTTTTACGGGTTGGGGATTTTTTGGGTTGTGATAATGAGCCACTGCCGTGTGGGGTGAAGTTAGCGCAGTGTAAAGATATTCCGAAAATACCAGAGCCTAGTATTACTGATCTGGATCAAGTACCTAATTATGATAACGGGACTATCACTATAAAAAGTTCGGATGGCGAAGATACGGTTATTAATGTGCTTGATCCGAAGTTTTGGCCGTCGGCTCATATCAGAGTAGCCAGTGTTAATAATAAAGGTGGGAACGGTTTAAAGCCGCCTAATGTCTCGTTAACGGCTGGTAAATCTGATTTAGCGGGTGGGTTTGACTATGACGATAATGGAAATTTAGTTGTGCCCTATAACCGACGTTATCGCGTGCTCTTTAGACCCGCTACGATTGCCCAAGAGCAGAAGCTATACCCTACTGGTGAGCGCTGTGTCTGCCAAGTCGTCGTAAATGGGTTAGAGCAATTTGAGATTATTGCGGATGACCATTCAGGGATTCATGTCGGTGAAGAGTTGAATGATTTTAAAGTGCGGCATTCTGGGGTCGGCATACCATTAAAGAAGGGTGACAAAATCAGCGTCAATGTGAAAGAAGAAAGCGCCAATCACTATTTGGACGCTTATGATTTAGAAATTACAACATTATCTATGTAGAAATAGGATATTGATATGTTTAAAACCAATGCACGGACTAAAACTGAAACGGCTTTATCCTATGATGGCATGAGATTACGCTTGGAGTATCCACAATTCTTAGCAGAATGTTTAGCTGATCGGGTACCTTATGTCATGCCATCTGCTGAGGGTGGCTATTTGATTTTGGCTGAATATGGAAATCCATGCCCTAAGCCTGTCAAGCCTACTAAACCTAATAATGGTTGTGGCACCAGCGGGGGCTGTTCACAAGAGAAACCCTGCTGTGATGAGTGTGATCATAAAAAGCCTAAGCCTAGTGATCAGTGTAAGCAAGATAACCGTGGTGGCCTTGAAAAAGATGATGAGGATAAGCTAATTCGTTTTGAGGTAGTTAAATATAGCGGTTATGAAGAAGATGGCCGCACGCTAATTATTGAAAAGCGTGGGGTTGATGGTACGGTTAAACAGGAATGGCCGGTTAAAACCTTGGTTTATCAAACGATGACAGGCCAAGAGTTGCGTGATGTTTTAGAGCAAATTAAAGCGATTAATGATTATCTGGCAGGTTTAGGTTGCATTGTTGCAGTGCCGACGATTTCTAGTAATAGTTGTGGCGGGTGGAATACCGGACAATGGCGCTGTTATAAGGGTAAATACTATCGTAGTAAAAAAGATGGGAATTGTACCATTCCGCCGAATGACACATGGGGCTGTGCGTCTGATTTTTTTGATGTGTTGAATTTAAACTGTGAATGGCTGCAAACCTGTGAAGGAGAGCGCTTACCCTTAGGTAGTAAAATCCCTACTTGTGAGACGCTTAATGATTACCAAAAAAAGCTAAGCGATTGTAATAACAAGCCAATTAATCAGCGGGCGGTAGTGGCTTGTGATCTGTTAGATTCTGAAGTGTTTTGTAAAACAGAAGATGGAAAAATCACTATTTGCCCTGAGTGGATTTGTAAGGTTTTGGCAGGGTGTGCGCCGAGTAATAAGCCACCGACTGCGGTTATCACAGGGGTAGGGAGTGCATCGAGTGCTGCTACAGTGAGTTTATCTGGGGCTAGTTCAAGCGATAGCGATGGGACTGTAGTGAGCTATGCTTGGTCACAGGTGAGTGGGCCTAGTGTAGTGATTAATAATCCAACTGCACAGGTTGCTACATTACAACTTCCCGCCGTGACTAGCGATACAGAGGTAGTTCTTAAATTATGTGTTAAGGATAATGATGGGGCTGAACACTGTACGACACATACGATTTCTTTAACTGTTGTACCGACCTGTAATGATATTGATAAGGTGTTGCCCACAGGGGCTAATGTGTTACGTAATCCGCAATTAGACAAATTCGATGCTGGCTATACGGCTAATACCAATAGTTATTATGGCGAGTATTTAAACGATTGGCATCAGTTATGGAACTACATTGATCGTTCTGACTTTTTGCATTATTTCCATAGTTCATGGGGTAGTATTTATTCGTCCTATGGCAATATCAATATGCCAGCGGCTGGTGGAATTGCTGAGGTCAATTCAGAGAATAACCCTCATACCGCAGTACATTTAGCGCAGATATTAACAACTCCACTAATAGCAGGTAGGGAGTATATGTTAATTGCTACGGTCGGTGGTGGTACAACTGACTCTGATTTTAGACATGTTAATGATATTGATCGTCTATTTACCGTCAATGGTTTAACAACGGCGGAAGGTACTGCGCCTCGCCCATTTGATTTTATGGGGACTATTATTGAGCTAGGCACTGCCGCAGTAACTGCCCAAAATAAAGATTGGCAAAAAGTGGCAGTCACATTTACACCTGCAGCTGATATTTTGACATTAGCGCTGTCCTGTAGAAAAACAGCTTTTGATCCATTGACTGGGGCAACTGCTTATACACCGATGTTCGTCACAGATATTCAGTTAGCTGAAAAATCGTTGTTTACGTGCCCATGATCCAACTTCGCACCTTCTCCGGTGAGCGGCCAATAGTCGAGCCGCTCAATTTGCAGGATGATCAAGCGACGCTATGCAGGGATTGTTACTTGCATAGCACCGCACTTGATCCGCTGCGGCATACTCTGTTTGTTGCGGCGGGGTATGCGAAGGCTAAGACGCTGTTTATGGTCTGCGGCAAGATGATTTATATGAGTCGTTGGACTAATTTTGCACGTAGCCCGATTATTCAGGACAAGCATGAGCGGATTTACTGGACACAGTGCAACGGTACGGGGCTGCGTGTGGAGTCGGCTAGTAATATGACGAATGATGCTGCGGGTACGAACCTCAGTAACCTGAAACCGCCTACTGCTAAACCGACTGTTGTCGTAGATCGGGGTGGAGCGGGTACGGATACAGAAGCGATTCAGTTTGTGATGACCTTTATAGATACCAGCACTACGCCTAATGTTGAGATTGCACCTTCGCCGTTGTCGAATACTTTGCAGTATATCGACGGTACGGATGGGGTGAAGCTTACCTTAATTGTGCCGACTGACACCTTAGCCAATGGTGAGTTTCGGTATAAAAAGAAGCGGGTCTATGCGTTTTTGGATGGTAATTATTATTTGTTGGCAGAGTTAGATCGAACTGAAGCCACTTATATTGTTAATCCCCTGAAAGTATCGACGACCACGGCGGTGACTTTGCCTACCCCCCCCTTGCCTAGTGTCAATGTAGCACCCGTGGCTACGTTGATTCAGGGAGGGGATAATACAAAATCCACGGCCTTTGTGTATACCTATGTGACGGTGCGCGATGAAGAGACTGCACCTAGCCCTGCTTCTGAGGTGATTACTTATAATGATGGGGTGGATTGCGCGACGATTAGTTGGCCTGCACCAACGAATCCTGATGTAGTGAAAGTACGCCTCTATATGGCAGTGGAGGGGGATTATTACTTATTGGTGGAGCTGCCTGCTTCAACCACTAGCTATACGGTTTGCCCCTTGGATGATGATTTTATCAATGGGAATCGGCTTGATCCTGATTCGATTGTGGGTGTGCCACTGACCACTGATAATTATGATCCGGCTCCTAAGAATCTTTGTGGATTGATTGGCTTACCGAATGGGGTACTAGCTGGGTTTACGAATGATTCAGGCTGTGAGATGACGGGTACTGTGCATTTTAGTGAGCCGTATCAGCCGCATGCTTGGCCTGTGGAGTATCGGATTAAAATTCGCTATAAAATTGTGGCTTTAGCTGAAGTGCCTGAAGGGGTTTTGGTCTTAACTGAGGGCAGGCCGTCGATTATTACCGGATCAACACCGGAGGTCATGCAAGAGCATACCTTAGAAACCTACCAATCCTGTCGGGATAAACGTTCTGTGGTGCACATGGGGACGGCGGTGTTCTGGTCTAGCCCGGATGGTGTAGCGGTGTATGGTGGTCGGCAAGTAAAGGTCGTCAGTGAAAATGTCTGGAGTCGGGAGCAGTGGCAGCGGCTGGAGCCTGATGAAATGATTTTCGGGTTGTATGAAGATCAGTTAGTCATTTATCCGCAAGCACCCACTCCACCCGATAATGCGTTGACACAAGCGGAACAGTGGCCACTAAAGGTAGGGGAAGGGGTTTTATATAACATTCAGCGCGGGGATGTGACGCGCATGACCGAAGGCAAGGCGCACGCCTTGTTGTATGAAGTCGAGCATGATGCTTTATGGGTGGTGCGTGGGGATAATCTGGAGCGCTTCAATGAAGGGGAAAAGATGGAGGCGGAGTGGATTGGAAAAACACTCGTGGTTCCGGCGGCACGCACTTATAACAGTGCGCGGTTAATCCCTGAGGCTGAAACCTTATTTTCACTGTATCACTCCACCAATGATGCCACTGTTGGCCGCCATGATCGGGCGGATGAGATTGATACGGCATTTTGGAGCCGGAGTATCACTGACCAGCGACCGTTTAGAGTGGGTAGTGCGGGGCGGATGCGGGGTATACGGTTAGGGTTTAAGTTAATCGGCAAGGAGCGCTTGCGGGCGGCTTTCTTAGCGCAAGATATGCGGGAGATTCCGTAATGGCAGCCCAACGGACTCCTGAGCATGGTTACCCTAAAGTACCGACTAATAATTTAGAAGAGCGGGTATTGCGTCGGTTTTTACAAACTTTAGTGGATGCGCTGGAGAAAGAGCGCAAGCGTACCCGTGAGTTAGAGGATTCAGTCAAAGCGTTGACCGTTCGACTTGAGAAACTAGAAAAAGCAGCGAAGTAAGTTAGGTAAAAAGATGCGTTTGATGCCTTCCAGCATGGTGTTTGAACTGGCTGGAGGCTACGCTATTGTCACTCCAGCTCATCAGGGGCTGTTCATTGATTTGGTGTATAGCACTCAGCCAAACACCTTAAAAAAAACCTTCCCTTTATTTGTCCAACAAGCCCGCGCCTTGGGCTACTCCTATTTGTATTGCATTCCTAATACGCCAGCCCATGCACGGCTTTATCGGCGATTTGGGTTTGTACCTGAACAACAAAATCTGCTTAGTCTCGACCTAAGCCGTTATCCCACAAAGGTGAATCATGGGAAAGCCAAAAGTACCGACCATTAAACCCACTGCCCAAGAAATCCAGCAGTTTGAGATTAATAAGGATAAGTGGGCCAACTATCAGCAGAACGGTGTTCCCGTTCAAAACGAAATTATTCGGCGCACTTTGACGGATAAGTTAAATCCTGATGGCTCTGTTAAAACCGATGCAGGGCAGGCAATGGCCTTGGCGCAAAAGCAGTGGGAACCTTTGCTGAAGCGTCCGGTTAATCCGAACTCAGGGGCGGGGCGAACGGGGATGTTGAGCATGTTGCAAGACAAGATGGGGAGTGACATGCGGATTGAGTCGCAAACCCGTTATGGGCAGCAAACCGGATACCTTGGCGCAATGCAGGATGTGATTAATATGGGGCGGGGTTTGGAGAGTTCTAATGTGCAGAATCTGGGGAATCTGACACAACTAGCCGCACGGCAAGCCGCTAATGATGCACAAAACACGTTTAATCGGCGCTTGGAAAATCAAACGGCCTTAGGTGGGTTAGTGGGGATGGGTAGCACCTATCTGATGAATGGGGTGAATACGGTTGCCCCTGATGGTTCTTACATCAAGGGGGCTTACGATAATGCGCTTAAAGGCTGGATGGGCAGCCTGACGGGGAATAATGCGATTTATCAGGGCGATAAAACGTATCAGTTGAATACGATGCAGCCGACTAATCCACATAGCTACTTGAGTGCTTTACAAGGAGTGTATTAATGGACGGTGATGCAATCAGTTATGACACTGCACCCGCTAATGTCCTACCTGCGGATTGGGATAAGTATAAGCAGTGGCAGGCGAGCCAAGCTAAGGGGGGTAGTTTATCGCTGGATAATATCCAACAGCAGTATGCCGATATGTTGCGCTCTGACTATGACGACTGGAAGAAGCGTTTTCAGCCGTATGAACAGCAGTATCGGCAGTTGGTAGATGATCCTGATTTTCATAATCAAGCTTTAGGTTATGTCGATCAGGCGGCCAATAGTGCGTTTAACCGTGCGAATGCTTATCAGAATTTTCAGAATCGTAAGTATGGGGTGCAGTTGGATGGACTTGAAAAAGCAGCAGTGAATCGGCGCTTGGGGAATGAGAAAGCGGCACTGTTGGCGCAAGGCCGGACGAATATGGAGCAAGCCTTAGACCAGCGCTCCTTAGGGATGCTGCAAAATCTGAATGGGCTTTATACGCAGGATCGGGCGCAAGCCTTGGGGCAAATGGGCTATTTGTCGGGGTTGGCTGCTAATCGGAATGCACAGAATCAACAGATGAATGCAGCGGCACGGTCGCAGCAAATGCAAACCATCGGCGGTGCATTAGGAACTTTGGGGACTTATGCGCTGATGGGTCATCCGGTCACGGGTGGGATTATGGCGGGGATGAGTATTTTAGGGAGTTTATTCTAATGGCAGCACTCGGATTTTTGAGCGGATTGCAAAGTGGTATGCAGTCGACGATGGGTTTGTTAGATGCCCTAGAGCAACGCCAACGGCGGGAGCAGGAGGCCAAACAACAGCAGGTTATCTTTGATAATAAGCTAGAAGAATATAATTACGATAAGAGTGTGTTGCGTCCACTCCGTGAAAATGAGGTGCGGTATCGGTTGCAGGATTTGGAAGGAAGTGTTGATTTTAATAAAAAGTATCGACCGATGCAGTTGGAGGATACTCGACTTAGCTTAGATGATAAACGCGCCTTAATTGCACACAATAAGCAGTATCGTCCCTTGCAGTTGAATGAAGCGAATTTACGGTTGGATATTCTACGGAATGATAAGAAGTGGGCGGAGGATGACCGTGGGTATACGTTAGAGGTGTTACGTCCTCAGGAGAAGCGGGTTAATGACCTGAACTATAAGGTGAGTCAGTATAACTTTGATACGACCAAGCTTGAGAATGAGCGGAAGCAGCAAGAGCAGAACCTAACACGGGCTAATCAACTGTATACCGCCGCGTCGGGGTTAGTAGACAGTAATCCGAAAGAAGCTGAACGCCTGATGAGTGAGGCAGATAAGTTAAGTGGTGGGTTATTCACGAATGCGGCGAATGGGGTGAATTCTAGGATGTATCAGCAGGCTCAGGAGGTGATGGCTGGGCAGCGTGAGTTAGATGATCCCGATTTTTTGTCGACGAGTCGACAGTTCACGCAACCTACCTTAATTACGACGGGGCGAAGTGGTAAGTACGAGTTATCTCATTTCCAGCCTTTGCCTAATAATAAAATTGCGTATGCGCTGCAACCGACGGAGATTGGGGCTATTACCGATAGGATGATCGAGGTGGAGTCGGGTGGACGTGCCAATGCTAAAAACCCGTTGAGTAGTGCCACTGGGTTAGGGCAATTTACAGAAAGTACGTGGTTAGCGATGGTAAAAAACCATCGGCCTGATTTAGCTAAGGGTAAAACGACTGCTGATATTTTGGCACTGCGCAATGATCCAACTATTTCACGGGCGATGACCCAACAGTATGCAGTGGATAACTCAAATTTCTTAAAAGAAAACAATGTGCCTATTAATGGCAGCACCATTTATTTAGCGCATCACTTTGGCCCCGAAGGTGCTGTTAATCTCTGGTCGGCTGATAATGATCAGCCTGCTGTGAATATATTAGGGCAAAAGGTCATAGCTGCTAATCCTCATTTGCGCGGTAAAACAGTAGGTGAGGTTAAGGGCTTTATTCGTGACAAGATGACTGTACCTGCCACTAAAAATCGTAGCAAAGACCCGAATGATCCAATTGTGGCGGACTCGTTGGAGCAGGTGCAAGAAAAAATCAAGCGGGGTGTTGAGTTAGAACAGGGGATGAATCCGCGCCTTAAAGAGATGTTATTGGCTCGGCAGTTAGCCACAGGGAGTAAGCCGGGGGCTGGCATTACGGGTAAAGATCGGTATATGGCTGTAGATGGGCGGGTCTTTGATGTGGTGAGCCAGCAGTTTGTGACGGATAAGGCGGCTGCTGAGCAAGATCGGAAGCAGTGGCAAAAGTTGGATGATACGACTTTGTATAATGAATACACCGGAGAGTCCAAAACCATTGGTTCCACTGGAAAAAGTGCCCTATCTAGCTTTACCAAAAGCTTTGGTGATGATCCTGAAACGGCTAAAGCGGCCTTAGTTGATCAGCAGTTCCCTGAGTTGGGTACTGAGGCTAAGGCCACGGTATTAAGTCAATTAAGCGAAGCACAAACGCCTGATGAGGTATTCAGCACACTCAAGCCTATTCGGATTGATCAGGATGCCAGTGCTTGGGCGAGTGATCTAACCCAAGGTATTGATCCTGAGCTGGTTAAAGGCAATCCGCAAGCGGCTGCTATTAGTCAATTATCGGATCGGGCAAAAGCACTCGGTTTAGCAGAAGGTGATATTAAGGAGCTTGCACTGGAAGTATTACAGTTACCGGGGGTCGCTAATAATCCTCAAGCGCAGATTCAGTTGATGGCGGAAAAGCTAAAGATTGCTGAATTAGAGCGTAAAGCTGAAGAGCGTTACCAGCGTAAGCAACAAGCCGCTGCTGAGTTGCCAAAAGAATCGATGCCTGTGGGTTCACCGTTAAGCGTATTTGGAGAGTAATTCATGAGTTCCTTGTTAAATCGTTGGAAGCTAAATCAGGATTTAGGGATCAATAATGAGATCGAAAATACGGATGGGGAATTTTCTAAGGGGGTCGGTCGAGCGTGGGAGAATACTAAGGCTACTACCAAGGCTGCCATTGGTGCTATGGGGGCTGAAGATTTCTTGATAGCGGCTGATTTTAATCAGCATGCCGCGCAAAAATATGCGCCGAAGGTAGGTCGATTTACTGATATTGATAGCCTCAGTGATGCGGGGAATTGGTTGGCGGGGACTGCCGGGGAGTCAGTAGTTGACATAGGTACAATATTGGCGGGAGGAGGGATGGGGGGGGTAGCCGCACGGAGCGCTGCGAAAATGTTGGGGAGTACCGCCTTAAAAAGTGCGACCCGTGCAGGTACGATCGGTGGCTTGGTAGCGAGTAATTATCCACAGCAGTTTGGAGAGGATATTCAGGCGGTGCGGGCTGAGCATGGCGGGACATTACCTGAAGGTTCTGTGCCAACAATGGCGCTAACCGCTGTTGCCCAGACGGCACTGGATACTCTGCCGGTGATGGGGGTGCTAGGGAAGCTAGGCTTAGCAGACAAGGCGCGGGGCGATATTCTGCAAAAGACCCTTACTAGCCCGACCCGAATCCGCCAGATTGGGCGAGATTTGGGGGGTATTGCACTCAAGGAGGGGGCTACTGAAGCGGCGCAAGAGGCGATGAAGCTGGGGGCTTTGGAGTGGATTGATTCAAACAAGGATCATTTCGGGGTTGAGCAGATGAAGCAGTTGGTGGATTCATTTGCAGCCGGTGCAGTGGGTGGGGCAATCATGGGTGCTCCTGTGGCGGGATTGAATGCGCTGCATAGTGATAAGCCGTGGTTTAGGCAGAAAGAGGCGATGAAGGCGGAGGCTATCAAACGCTTTGAGGAGTCGGGGGATGCTGAGCAGTTTGCGGTGGATAAGGAGGCTATCCGTAGCTTTACGGATGAGCAATTAGGGGCTGAGACGGTTCAAAGCCCAGTCGAGATTGCACCGCCTGCACCTGTACCTGTTACTCCTGCAACCACGATACCAGAACAGAAGTTAGCTATTCAGCCTACTGTTAATCCAATGGAGGAAGCTGCGTCTATTCAATCGGATGCGCCTGTTGTAGTTGATCCTGTAGAAGTAGCAAAACCTAATGATTCACCGATGGGGTTTGAGCAGGGGTTTAAGGATTTAGCGGGGGCTATCAGTGATAATTTTTATAAGCAAGCCTTTGATGCGGTTAGCACTAATCAAGCCACCTTGTCGGGAGTAAAAGACCCTGTTTTAGCAAGAGCCAAACCTTATTTTGAGGCAGGCTTGATTAATAGCCCTAATGATTTACGGCAGTTTGAAAATCAGGGTTATCCTGAGTTACCGATGCCTAAAGCAGTTATACCTGAAGCTGCGCAAATCGCGGCGGAAAAGGTTATTCCTTTAGAAAATCTAAGTTACGAACAAAATACGAACGCACAAAAGCCGCTAGAATCGACGGAAATAGGGCAGGGAATACCTGAGCCTAGGGTGGATGATGCTGCAATCCTAGGAGATTTGCCGATAAATAATGCTTCACCCCTATCATCGCCCTCCTCATTTACACCTACGCATGAGTTGGCGGACGGAACTCCAGTGGTTGCGCATCCTGAAGATGCTGGTATTTGGGTAGCAAAGGATGGTAGTGAGTATGAAGGGAGTCAGGCTTATCCAGTTCAAGTGTCTAGTGATCCGTCGTTAGTTCAGCATCAAAAGCTGATTGATCAATATCAGGCAGATACAGCAAAAGTTGAGCAGTCGGCCAGTGAAGCAGCCTTATCGCCACTCAATGACTTGTCTGAGCCAAGCTTAGTACAGAAGGAGGCGGGGAATTTAACGAGTGGTAACAAAACTAAGGATGTGTCTTTGCCAGACACGGATGCAGGCATTAGAGAACGTGAAGCTTTAAAAAAACAAGAAAAGATGTTTAATGAGTATCAGTCAATCAGGGATAGCTTGATTGAAGCGGATGCTGTGGATGAGATGCGGCGGCTGAATGAGGGGTATCGGTTGCGGCGGGGGGTGTTATGGCCGGATTATATGTCATCGCTTGATGAGTATAATGACATGCGGGGAGGCGGATTTACTGAGGCTGATCTTGTTCGTGATCGGTTTAATGTGATCATGCGCGAAGGAAGTAGAGCCGCTATTGTGGAGGCTGCGAACGATGTGGGCATTAAATTAGGAGGGAGTGCTCCTATTGATGTGACTAATGGTAATACGACGAATCAGGCCGTGAGAGGGAATCAGCCCTCGGTGCTGGGTCTGGTTGATGCAGCGTTTGAGCAGGGTAAGAAGGTGGTAGTCGTGGCGGGGGATGCGGCTTCAGCTCGTTTGTTAGCGGGTGAAGGGGTATTGGTAGTGAAGCATTTGAGTATTGCACAGAAAAAATTAGTCGGGGTGAAGCGGCTAGTGCTGGATGGGGTTTCGCCGGAGCAGGTGGCTAAGAATCAACGTCTGAAGCAGTTGAGGGGGGAAGGAATGCAGTTGGTATTGGTGAGTCAGCAGCCTGCTAGGGAAATGGAGAGTAGGCTACGGGGAATTTGTTGAGGGAGTAGACCTCTTTCTAAAAATTAAAGCCCGACTAGGCGGTAATCTGGTCGGGCTTTTTTGTTTGGGTGTCGCTGCGGTCTGAACCACCCAGCGGCGCGGTAAGAATGAAACATAAAACAGGATTCCTACATGGAAGATTTTACCCGAATAATTGTTTGTTTACTACGTGAGGTTCGACGCATGCCACTCGGTAGACTCGTTCTGATGTTTCTTTTGGTCGTCTTGTGCATTCTTGCATGGCAATCGCCACAAATTATTGTGGCGTTGCGGTAGTAGCTTGAGGTCGATCAAGCAGGTTGGATGTCTAGCATTTTTGCTAGTTTGGTCATACCTTTAGCGGTGATGCGGACTTGAGTGACTAGTTTGTCCGTGCCGTCGCCGCGTTGAACGACTTCGATTTTGTGTTCAATCAGTCCTTGCCTAAGTTTGTCTTGGTAACCCGACCATGCGCTTGAGCCGGTGCGTTTGAATATCCATTCATGGGTGAAGAGGAAGCCAAACAGTTTTTTGGGTTGGATTTGCAGTTGTTTAGCGGCATCGGTCATGCACAAAGAGCCTTCGGCTTTAGCAAGGCGCTCAAGGGCTTGAACGTCGGGTTGCATTTCTTCGACCTTGTGTTCTAAGGCTAGGCGTTCTTGTTCGGCTTGCATCGCCATTTCGAGGAGCTGCAAGCGGCTCAAGTTGGTTGGGTCGAGTGCTTGGCAATTGATCTTGTGAGCCAGCTCATAAAAGGCTTTAACTAGGCGCTTTTTGAAGGTTCGCACGATTTCAGTGTTTTTTAAGTAAGTGAGAATGAGTGTTGCTTGCTGCTCATTAAGTAAGGCGTATTCTGTTGGGCTGCCTTTGGGGTTAAGTCGCATTTCAAATGTGACTTCTCCAAAATCTTGCAAGTCACCTAAATAGCGTCGAACTAATTGAATAACTGCCTTGTGTTCGTTATTCACGCCTTCAGCGATAGCAATCGTTGAAGTATATGCAGCGTCGTTTTTGAAAATGATCAAAACGTTCATTGTGCCTCCCGCTGGTAGAGTTCCAGCATGGATTCATGGTCGGCTTGGAGGCGTTTGAGAAGGTCGCAGCAGCCGAGTAGGTAACTGCTGAGAATGTCAGCGCTGTAGGTTTTGAAGTCATCACAGACGGCTACGGCGAGGAAAGCGTGTAGCTGGCTGAATCCTTGCTCCATACGGTCGGTGAGAGCGTTGAACTCGGTGGTTTGCTGAACAAGGGCGAGGGTCGGAGTGCCAGTGGTCTGCTTGGGGTGGTGATTAGCGTGCATGTGGGTTCTCCGGTTGAGTGGTGGTTTGTCGTTGCTTGAGTTCTTGCTGCCATGTTTGAAGCTGCTGTTCTGAGTGCGCGTCAAGTGTGCCTGCGAGTTGTTTTAAACTTTGCAGACCGTGAATTTTGCTGAGCAGGTCTTGGCGGTAGGCTAGGTCGATGGGCTGAGTCTGGACTTGATTCGGTTGAAGGGTGTGTAAGGTGCTGGTGTCGAGTATTCCCGCTTTAGCGGCTTTGATGAGCGCCCCGCCTAGACGCTGTTGGGTGGTACGAATACTGCCTTCTTGAATGGCGAGGTTGAGTAGCGCCAGCACTTCGTTCGCTTGCGCTGTGGTCAGTTTCTTGAGGGCTGGCAGTAGTTCATTGAAGGCTTGCGTCTGAACGGCGCTTGGCTTGGTTAGCCCTTGAGCCGAAGGCGTGAACACAGCACACACAGGAACAGCCGTTTGTTTGTGTGTAGGGTTAAGATTTGTATCGGTTTGTATTGTATGTATCCGTTTTTCGGAAAAGTCGTCTGATTCTCGGAAAGTTTCTCCGTTTTTCGGACGCTTGGGCGCAAAAAAAGGCAGTGTATCTTTGGGGATGAATTGAGGGTGAACATGGTATTCATGTTCAAAGATAGGGTGAGTTGTGCGGGTGAATAGCCCTTTTTGCAGGATGCTGGTAATGGCTAGCTCTAAACGATCTTTGCGGACTTGGCTTAGGGTAGCAAGGCGCTTGAGGGTAAGTGGGTCGCTGGTTTTTCCAAAGCATACGGTTTGACGCACTAAAGCTAAGAAGGCTTTTAGTTCGTTCTTGGTGAGGTCGCCTGCAAGGGCAGCGTCGATGAGTTGAAGGATAGGGGTACTCATGCTGTAACCCCACTGATTAGACGCATACCCGCATTGGATTGAGTAGGCGTGATTGTGCTAGACTTTTTGGTAGCCATGATTGAACTCCGGTTAGTTCGGTTGGTTAGAGCCTTAGTAGTGTTCGTAGCATTACTAAGGCTTGCTATGCGAATTTGAATATAATGCACCATGCACTATAATTCAATAGAAATTGTGCATGAAGCTATATACTGATATAGTTTTAACATGATTACACACAAGCAACTTCGAGCAGCACGCGCATATATGGGGTGGGAATACTCGGATATAACTGAGCGCACTGGGCTTCATAGAAATACATTAGCTTTGTTTGAGAGCGGCGAAGGAAACCCACGTGTATCCACCGTAAAAATATTGGTCAATTGTTTTGCTGCGGAAGGAATCCTCTTTGAGGATGGTGTCATAAAGCACCCAAAGTGCGCGGAGAATTAACATGGAATGGTCAGAGGTTATCGACAATCCACTCTTAAAGGATTTGCCGTTCAAGATTGAGCTAAACCGATTTGGCAAATTATTAATGAGTCCCGCCTCGAACAAACATGGGTTGATGCAGGGCAAATTATCCCGCTTAGTTGGCAACAAACATCCCTCAGGGCAGATCATCACCGAATGTTCTGTTCAAACCCCAGAAGGGACTAAGGTCGCGGATGTGGCTTGGGCTTCCGATGCCTTCATTGAGCAGTGGGGAACGGTGACACCGTTTCCACGAGCGCCCGAACTCTGTGTAGAAATTGTGTCACCGTCTAATTCGCGGGAAGAGATGCAGATCAAAACGGCACTCTATCTTGAAGCTGGCGCGGAAGAAGTGTGGATTGTGTATATCGACTCTCACCTAGAAATATTTACCGCAGCCGGACAGGTGAATAACAGCGCATTTTCGGAAGGAATCCGCGAGCAGTTGTTCAAAGTGATGAAGTAGGTGAAAAATTCACAGAACGCACCAGCGGTTTGAGATAGGCTTGAACAATAATTAGACGAATTGATGTAGAGAGTAAGACTTTAAACCCCAAGGACTTACTTTATGTTTGCGAAAAAAACAACTTTAATCCCTCTTTTGCTAAAAAAGCGCTTCGTATTTTTAGGTTTGGCATTGTTGCCACAGTTCGCTAGTGCAGATGATTTTTGTGATGGATTTGAACTGGGCTTCAAGCGTGGGTATTGTTATCAACAGTATGCTTGTTTAGAGCCTTTGACTCCTCTTTGTCCTTTACCAAAATTAGGGGAGAGTGGTTTTGAGGATGGCTTTAAGCGTGGAATGCTTGAAGGTTACTTGGAAAAACTGAAGCGCGGGTATTAAGTGTTTTCTAAATTATCAATCCATTTCTTCAGGTGGATGAATGACTATGATAACTAAGGGTAAGGCGGTTCACTTCACCGATCAGCATTTGACGGTCGAGCTAGAGGATGGACGCGTTATTTCCACGCCGATGATATGGTATCGAGAACTACAAGCCGCTTCTTTTGCCCAGCTCAAGAACTGGCATTTCATTTGCCAAGGCACGGGCATTGAATGGGAAGATCTTGACTATCAATTGAGTATTGAAGGGATGTTGGTGGCGATGCCGTTGAAGGTGGCGGCTTAAGGGAAGGCTAGTTATTAACTGGTTAGACTCTAAAAACAATAAGTTGTGAAAACTCCATAAAAATAAATACTTGTAGAGAGAAAAAACTAATCGTTTTAAGAAGTGAGTATTTATGTTTGGACTGGGCAAGCAGATTATTAAAACAATATTGTTAATATGCTTGTCTGTACCCATAGTTTTCTCTGAAGAGCCTAGCTTAAAGAAACATGCCTTTGAATCTGATCAAGAACGTAGGTTGCTATTTAATATTCAGTTTAAATTACAAGCATTAGGCTATGTGGTCGAGCGTAATGGCCGATGGGATGAGGCTAGCCAAAGCGCAGCAAAACAGTTTTTGGATGATTATAGTTTAGAACCTAATAGTCATTTTCAACAGTTGTTGAAGTCTTTACAACAGGCGGAAGCGGGAAAAATTAAACGTCCTGTGGCTGTGGAAGTATCGGTTGAGCCTATTGAAGAGAGACAGGAGGCTTATGTTGAATCTGACATGAGCAAGATGTTGAATGATCCGGCATTAACGACTCCAATGGTGTTTAATTTTTCTTCTTTAAACGCCTTGTCTGAGAATAGGCAGGAAGAAGTTAAGCCTAATAAACCGGATGAAGCCGATGAACCCGATAAACCCAAAGCTAAGACTGGTATTGTTGAAGTAGGGTCTTATTCTGAGCTTACAACTAAACATGATCAGGCACAGGCTATTGAGTTGATAGCCCCTACTAAGAGTGAAAAAGCAGTATCCACTCACAAAAAATCATCCCCACTCTTTTTGTTATTTGCTGTAATTGTGGTCGGTTTGTTTATAGGGTGGCTGATTTGGTGGCGTAGCCTTCCAGTTAATTCAGGTTATGTGGAACGTGAGCTTGTTCCACGGCCTTTACCAAAACAAATGCCTATTCCTGTCAGTGTTGAAGACAAAAAGCCACTACCTGTTGATATTAAGGTTGTGCCTAAGGTTGAAAAACCGAAGGATAAATTAATATCGCAAGATGAAGCGCTTTTAAAAAGAATAGTGCAGTCTATTGAGACGAATCAGGGTTTGCTTGAGTTTGCAGGTAAATATAGTTATTTACCGCTAAAGCCTATTCCTAATGCTTTAAATAGGCGAATAGAAACTTATTTTAAGCAGTGCAATGGGGATTGTTCGACGGTATTTTCCAGTTTTCTGGATTACTATGCAGATAGAGCTTATCAATGTTTTCTTGATAAAAGTACAAATATAATACCGCAATCTACACCCGTTTTTTTGTTAGAGCATCGTGATTTTCAGGCGTTTTGGAAAGATGAATCGGTCTATCGCTATTATGTAGATGGCTACCCTCCCGATTGGGAGTACCGTCGCCGCTTGGTGTTGATGCGGGAACATGCACAGTGTCAGCGCTGTGGTGTTTTGGTTGAACTGAAGAAGGCTCAGGTTCACCATATTTCGCCTAAGAGTGTTAGTCATGATCACGGTTTAGATAATTTGGCCTTTTTGTGTAAGGATTGCCATTCGTGTATGCCTAGCTTTGGGCACAAAGATATTCGTGGTCGGTCAATTTATTATCTTTCAGCACGGCACAAACTCCATACTTCAGATTGTCGGCATAAAGGTGGTAAGGTGTTAAGAGGTGCGGCTAGTGACCCTCTGTGGATGTCAAATTATACTTATTGTCAACTGTGTGACCCTTTAGCCTATCATGAGCGGCTGGTTGATGCGTGGAAGCCTGCTATTGTGGGTGATTTTGAACAGAAAAAACCTTTGATAATGAAAGCACTATTGAACAGTGTGAGTTAATTAATATTTATTTTTAGATCAACCAACAAGCCCGACAGATTAAGTTCTAGTCGGGCTTGTTGTTTTTGGAGAAGGGAGAATTTAAACATGAGTTGTTTTGCAATCATTGAAATGACCCAAGATCAGGGGCAGGTGGTGGCGCGGTTAATCCCTGACGACGTTGAGCAAGCAGGGATGCCGGATACCATCGCACTCACTGACACCCCAGTACAGCAATCAAAAGGCAACCCGAATGCTGGCAGTGTTGCCGAAACGGTACACCGTGAACTGGCTCAGCGCTTAGGACTAAAACCGTTAAGTCAGCTTATCAAAAATAACAAGCTGGTCATCGCTAGCCATGCCCCCGATGGAACACAGGGTAGCTATCAAAACGGCGTGGTAACACTGTATCCTGACAATATTGCCACAGGGCAAGCGTGGGCGGTGTTTTTGCATGAGGCGGGTGAACATGCGGGGCTTGAACAGATGTTGGGTGATAAATACTCAAGCCTTGTACAACGCTTTAATGCCTTGGTACGGGAGAAAAATCCCGATGCCCTTCGGGCGGTGGAGCGTGTACCTGCCGATACACCGCCGCAGCACGTAGCCTCTGAGCGTTTGGCGTATTTAATTGAGGATTTTACGCAGCAGCAGACGAAGACGGGCAAGGTTAAGATCTTCGTGCAAGGCTTGTTGGCGACTGTACGGGCATGGGCGTTTGCGACTTTGCCGAAGTGGTTGGTGGGGAATATGTCGTTATCGCCAGCAGATATTCAGGCGTTGGCAGTACGGGCGGCTAGGGCGTGGGCGGATTCGGTATCTGCTCAAAATCAGGGAAAAATGAGCAGGTCGGCGGTGAGTTTCTCAAAACAGAATGAATTTGAGCAGACCGCACAGCAGTATGGTGGGCAGGCGGCATGGGAGCAGGCTCAACGTGAGGGCAAAACTAAGCTAGACTATCGACAATGGGTACAAGTGCGTACTTCATCATTTAAACGATGGTTTGGGGAATGGGACAATGAACGAGAAACAGGTAACAGTGAAAACAATGTTCGGGGAGTTCGTGGCCTTCCCACCGGAAATAGAAGCGATGTTCGACGAGCGTGGCGACTTGATCCCAACACCGGAGAACCCAGAAGGTACTTCCACGGCACTGCGGACACGTTTACACAATTCGATTTATACCACTCCAATAGAAAAGACACCGGATGGTTAGGTCGTGGAGTTTATCTTTCCAGTGATCAACGAATTGCACAAAGCTATGCCAATCTAAAACAAGGGCGTGATGAGCCTGTCGTGATGGAGGTCTTTAGTAATGTGCGTAATCCGTATATAGCGACGCTAGATGATAAAAAGAGGGGCAGGTTGCTCTCTCAAGAAAGCATTGATAAAGAAACGGAGTCACTTATTAGTCAGGGCTATGATGGTGTAGTACTACCCTTTAGTGATGGTACATTTGAGCTAGTGGCCTTCAATCCTGCTTCTGTGAAATCAGCAACTGATAACATCGGCTCATTTGCTCCTGATAATCCTGATATTCGCTACAGCAAAAAAGCATCCTCAGAAGCCCGCGAAAGCGGGCTTTCTGCTTCTGGGGATGCTGATTTATGGTCAGAGTTGAAGGCGCAAGCGCCCAAGGAAGGGATGGCGCGAAACAAGGAGTTGCTGGGTAAGGGCTGGCAGTGGACGAAGGACCATATCCGTGATGTGGCTAAAACGGGTGGCTTAGGTTTGTTGACACTACGGCAGTTGGCGGAGGTAGGGGCTGAGGTTGTGCCTGCGGTGCAGCGGTATATGAACCTGACTGAGCGGATGCTGACAGAACGGAATAAACTCTTGGATGAGGGTGGAAAGCTGGCTGAGCGGTGGACACAGTTAGACAAAGGAACACGGCAGAAATTGGCGTTTGTGATGCATCGCTCGACGTTAGAGCGGGTTGATCCGTCGCTGGAGTCGGTAGCCGCTGCTGAGGTTTTTATTCGGGTGACAGATTTAGAGTGGCGGAAAAAACTGGGGATGGAGCGCCCTGCATCGCTGCTGGATGAGGTGGAGCCTGAGCGATTGGTAGTGGATGCTAAAACGCTTAAGTTGTTACAGGCACGTTATAAGGAGGCTGATAACAAAGCCATGCGCAGCCGTGGAAATCGGGAGCATTATGAGCAGCTTAAGCAGGTGGCTGAACGCTTGCGCGGTGATTGGGTGGCAGCGAAACAGGCCGTTTATCGGCAGGAGCAGGCGCTTAAGGTGTTTGATCGCTTGCATCAGCAATTTATGGATTTGCCCTTGACTGCGCAGCAGATTTTCAGGGATGCACGGGATATGTATGAGGCACGATTTGCGCGGAAGCATGAGGCATTGCTAGCTAGTATTCAGGCGGCTGAGATGCCGAATGAGCGGAAAAAAGCAATAAGGCGAGCCTTACAACAGGAGTTTGAATCTGCCAAGTTGCAGGGTATTTATTTTCCGCTGCATCGGAGTGGATCGTATTTTGTGCGTGCGCAGGTGCGGAAAAAGGAGCCTAGTGAGACGATTTATTTAAAGAAAGCTTCGGGCTATGAGCGGGTGAATCGGGCCACGGGGGAGGTTATTCAGGATTCGCAGGTGTGGGATAGTGCTGATGCGGCATTGAAAGCAGCTAACAGCCGTATTGATTTGGTAGGTAAGGATTTGATTGCGGTAGGGCATGCGGGAGGGTGGGCTTTAAAAGAGAATCCGAATGAGCCTATTTTTTTGATGTATTCGACGGCGGCGGAAGCTGAACGGGTAGTTGCTCGCTTTAAGGCTGATGCTCAGTATAGTGATGTGAACCTAGGGGTGTTGAATAAGGAGAATACTCAGGATGAGTTAGGCCGCGCTGGGGTGCTGATGCAGACAATGACTGCGATGAAGAAAAATAATCAGGATGTGCCGGATGAAATGTATCAACTGATGCTGGAGATGTTGCCTGAGTTGTCGATGCGGAAGAGTTCGATACACCGGAAAGGGGTATTGGGGTATAGCGATGATGCATTGCAGGCATTTGCTCATCAGATGATGCATCAGGCTCACCAGATTTCAAAGCTGGAGGCGCGTGATCCATTGGCAGCAGCGATGTCTGATGTTGAGGAGCAAGCTAAACATGTTCCGACTGAGCAGCGTCTATTAGCGGGGCGTGTGCGGGAGGAGCTGAAAAAACGCCATAACTGGGTCATGAATCCTAATAATGCAGTGTGGACGAACTGGACGAGTTCGTTTGGGTTTTTGATGTATTTGGGGGTGTCGCCTGCTGCTGCATTAGTGAATTTAAGCCAAGTGGCCATTGTTGGCTACCCTGCTCTGGCGGCTAAATATGGATGGATAGAGGCGGCTAAGGCATTGAATGCCACTGCACGGCAATTGAATTTACGGGAGGTGGTGTTGGGCGATGATGCTATTAGCCGTATGGGGTTATCAGTGGATGAGTTAGCTGCCATGAACTTTTGGCATGATACGGGGGTGATTGATAAATCACAGGCGCAGATGCTGGCAGGGGTGGCAGATAATGATGCCTTGAGTAATTCGCAGGCGTATCAGCGTGCAATGGGGATGGTTGCGCATTTGTTCCATAAAACAGAGGTGGTGAATCGGGAGGTGATGCTCCTGAGTGCGTACCGGCTGGCACGGGCTAAGGGTGAAATCCATGAACGGGCTATGCAGTATGCGAGTGATGTGACCTGGGAAACTCAGTTCGATTATTCCAATGCAAACCGTGCACGGTTTATGCAGAATGATTTTGCGAAAGTCGCGTTGATGTTTAAGTCGTATTCGCAGCACATGATTTACTTTTTGCTGCGGAATGCGCGGCAGTGGGGTAAAGGTGGAGCGGATGCGAAGGCCGCGAGGTCTAAGCTGTTGGGGATTTTGGCGGTAACGTTAGCGATGGGGGGTGTCTCTGCCCTGCCCCTTGGTTTTGTGGGAGCTGCCACCGGTTTTGCTTATGCTCAAGCTAAGTTTGGGACAAAAATGGCTAGTATTGGTACGGTTGGTGCTGTAGCGGGTTTGATGCTACTGAGTGCTGCGGTGCTGGATGAGGAGGAAGACTGGGAGTCGGAGTTACGCAAAGCCCTACGCAGTATAGGCGGTGAGCCTTTGGAGACACTGGTATTCCGTGGGGCAGTGAATTTAACGACTGGGGTCGATTTGTCGAGCCGGATTAGTTTAGATGATTTGCTGATGCGCGAGAGTGACCGCGAATTAGAGGGGGCTGATGCTAAGGGTGCGTTGCTGGAGCAATTGGCGGGGCCAGTGGTGGGGTATGGTGTGAATGCGCTTTATACTGTGCCGGAATTGTGGTCGCAGGATCATGAGTGGCGTGCGGCTGAAAAGTTAGCACCTAAGTTTTTCCGTGATTTGATGCAAACACTTCGGTTTAGCACAGAAGGCGCTTTGACAATGAAGGGTTCGCCGATTGTTGAACGGGACTTTTTAGGGCGGCCCTATTCCGATGAGCTGAATGTGTGGAATTTGTTCTGGAAAGCGAATGGTTTCAATGCGGAAAAACTCACAGGTCAGTATGTGGCGAATAATGATTTTATGAATGCGAAGAAGCGGGTTCAAGCCAGTCGTGAGAAGGTGGTGAATCGCTTGTTTGTAGCTTCGGTAGAAAATGATCAGAACGCTATTTTGGAGGCTAAGAAGGCTATTAAGGACTGGAATCAGGCACATCCACAGGCGAAGCAGATTAACGAAGCGGCGATGAAGCGGAGTCTAGCGGCTCGGTTACGGGCTAGACGGGAGAATGATCATGGGGTGCGGGTGCAGGCGGCTGAGGTTTATTTGAGGGAGTAGTTAGTATCTCATACATCGTAACGGCATAGTTGAGACGGGTAGTCTGTGTTGTAATGTTCCCAACCTGCCTTCCATTGCTCATGGAGCAGAGGATTAGCGTGAGGGTTTTTGTCAAAAGGTATCCCATCACTACAGGCAAGATAGCCTGCTTTATACGCTTCTTCTTTTTCAAATTCGTTTTTTATTAAGGAGGTTATCCAGCCATTGGTGTTGGCTTGGCTTCTTGCGAAGTCGGATAACGATTTGGGAAGTTTTAGGGAGATTGAAACACTCGGTTCGAGCGATTTTCGTCCTGCCCCCTTCCGTGCGCCGCCCCTTCCTTTTTTTAGGGGGGGGGTTACGAACGCTACCGCTAATGCAGTCCAAAATTCATCGAGCCATTTCATAACTGCAACATTTTCGATGATAGTGCTGCTGATTATCCACGGCAGCGCTGGGGGGTGAGTAGGGAGTTCGGTTGCTTTTCCTAGTTCGCCAAAAACTTCAGATGCCTGAAGTTCGTTTTTTGCTAAACCAGCAATGCTAATTAATGCACTGCCAGTATAAATTTTAACGATTAACCCCCCAGTTTGAGT